CCAAGTCAAACAACAATTAATGCTGACAAAAAATGGTCTGACTTTTTAGAATCTAAAAATGTTACAGAGAAAGGACTTAGAAAACTAGACCCTGAGACTAGAAAGAAAATTACAGAAGAATTTGAAAATACTCGGATTGAAGAAAGGGCTCAGGAGTCAAGCAGAAGGAAAGGTCTATCACTACCTGAAGACCCCAAACCATCCCCAAATTCAACAGGGGTTAAGGGTGCGATCGCTAAATCAGAATCTAACAAGACACTTGATATTGTTGGTTTAGCAAGAGAATCACGGGCAAATATTGCATCAAAAGATAAAGAAGCCGTCTCAAAAAATCTTGAGCAGTGGAAGCAAGTTGTAAGTAAATTAGAATCAGGGGAAGGGATTCCTAAAGATATCAACTTAAATGAATGGGAGGAAATGACGGATAATTTAGATAGATTAGGTAGTGGTGGCAATGTTGAATTCAAAAAGATTACGGGATCTATTTCTAGGATTCTTAATAAAGCAGATAGTCTCAACCCGTTAACACAAGAAAACTTAGAAAAAGCTCACCCCAACTTTAGACCAATCATGCAACGAATTAACAAAACCGTTGCTAAGGACTATGAATTATTTGATAAAAAACAACGGGTACAAAAAGAGTTAAATAGCCTAAAACAAGAAAAATCTTATAACGAGGCTGTTATATTAAATAATTCAAAACAATTTCGTGAAACGGCGATTGACAATAATTATAATGAGCTTAGGCTCCTTACGATGCGAAACCCGAATGACATGATAGAAGTCAGAAATCCAGTATCTAATCTCCCAGAAAGGACAGTATCCATCCCGACAAGGATTAATGAGATCAACAAAGATATTAGAGATTTGGCAGACGATAAAAAGGCTGTGGAGTCTTCATATCGCGCTAAGGGCGAAATAGCTAAATTACAGACCAAAATTAAAGATGCTGAAAGTCGGGCAACTTCCTTGGATGGTGAAATTAAGGCGTTAAGAGAATCGAGAGGAACGGAATCTGTTTTATCAGAACCCAAGCCAGCCTCTATTCCTGCTGTAGCACAAAGAGCGATCGCTAAAACCAAGACTGACAAACCCCCTGTTAAATCGGTTGATCAACAATACAAGGATATTATTGCCAGTTCTAAAGATCCAAAAGGAACAGAGGAGGCTTTGTCATCGGCACTCAGAGGCGGTATAGGTGACTTCGAGAGAAAGAATTATAACGAGTATTTAACTGCGATAGCTTCTGGGACAGTCCCAAAAGGAATGGGAGACTATTATCAAAAGCAAATTGATAAATATAAGCCCGTTATTGATGCCGAAAACTTCATAAACGAGAGACGGCAAAAGGCAAAAGCAGGTGATTATGAAACAGAATCAGAAGCAGGGGTTTATATTCTTGATAAACTAAAACAAAAAGGCTACAAAGAGCATGAATATTATGATAGTCCAGACTATAAAATGGATTATGACAAATTAAAAACCGTAATGAAGTCTATGGAATTACCTCCCCCTCTGTCTGGTAATATTCCTAGTAAGGAATTAAAACAGACACTAACTCAGGGGGATAAATTGCTAGTTAAAGAAAGCACTTATTCTATGATGGGAGGAAGTTCCCCTGCGGGTTATCGAATTGTTGACGGTGGCGAAGTTCTAAAAGTTAATGTCAAGAATGTTAAAACAAGAGTCCAGGGCGAGTATATGGGGAAACCTTATAAAAATGAGCCATCCCTTGCCCTTGATACAGTTACCCACGTCATCCGAGATGGTAAACGTTACAAAGTAGATGATTCCGATAGTTCCCCCAACGACTTAAAGCCTGATGCCCCCCAATCCCAGAAAGCAGTAAAACAAAAGTCAGTAAAACAAAAGGCAGTAAAACAGAAAACAATAAAAGTTCAAGAGGTGCGATCGCAAGAGCAAGAATCGCCTCTGGTTCCGAAAGAAGAAATCGTCAAAGATGCTCCTAAATTAATAGGAGATGGAACCCACGAAGGAACCCCTAAAAATGCTCAGGAATACTATGATGCGGCGGTAAAAACTGGGAAAGCAATGACCATGAAAGAGGCTGAGGATACCGTTGCTGCTGTTTCTGGCTGGTCTCGTAACTCCAGTGATATTCGGAATGATCAAAAAAAAGGGAAGTCCAACAAGAAAGCAGAGCTTATTTCTGATTATGTAAGGAACTCAACACCTTATAAGGGCGATATTCACAGGGGGATAGTTTTTGATAGCAGAGAGGAGGCAATGGAATGGATTAAAGGGGACGAAAATAGGGTATTAGATAATCAAAATGCTCATGCTTCATGGACTTCCAAAGAAACCGTTGCCTGGGTATATACAAACCCCATGATGCGTAAAGCCAATAAAAGATTGGCGGGCGTTATTGTTAGTTCGGTCAATAAAACGGGTGCGTCCATTGAAAAACTAAGTCATTACAAAGAGAGCGAAGCCGAGATACTTGTCGCAAAAGATGCCAGACATAAAGTCAAGAGTGTTACCGAGAAAGATGGCATAATATATGTACAAACTGAAGAAATAACCAATTCGGACGCAGACAAAAAGATAGCACCAACCGCAGTTCAGGACTTTACCGCACCCAGAACACTAGGCAATGGAACCCATGAAGGTACTCCCAAAAACGCCCAGGAGTATTCGGATATGATGGCTAAAAAGGGGCAGAAAATTGGTATTCAAGACGCTGAGGGTGTTATTGAATCGGTAAAAGAGTGGTCTGAGAATGCTTACGAAATCAGAGAAGATCAGAAAAATGGCAGAAGCAGCAAAGATGCTGATAACCTTGATTTATTTATAAAGCAATCCACTCCATTCCCAGGAGAAATATCTAGGGGATTGAAGTTTGATTCTGAAGAAGAACTTAATAAGTTTGTGAAAGGCGAAGATGGAATTCTGGGGAACCAAAACGCCCACGCTTCTTGGACTTCTAATTATGAGAAAGCCAAGGATTTTGCTGGCATGAACCTATCTTCTGTCAAGAAAACCTATCCTGTTATCGTTAAAGCACCGAATAAATCGGGTGTGTCTATTAGAAATTTAAGTACATTTGGACAGGGAGAGGACGAGGTTGTCGTATCAAAAAATACGAGACATAAAATTAAAAGTGTAAGAAAAGAAGGTGATCTTACTATAATAGAAACCGAAGAAATTTAATCAAGGACAAATTTATCCTGTGTTTTGTCCAAAGTAAAAATGATATAATTTAATAATAATTGCCTCTCGCGGTGTTTACGCACTACGAGAGGCTTGTAAACCAACACTTTCAAGGAGATGGTTCACTATGTCAGACATTATACGATCAATCCGTGCCGAAATGGTATTAGGCAACAGAAGTATTGACTGTTATTTGTTCCCAGATGGGGAGAAACGGATCGGAATCGGTGGTGCGAGTATTGCTATTGGACACGGTAAAGAGTATTTGGGCAGGTTGCAGAAAACGGAGTCTAAAGCCCTCAAAGAGCTACAGGGTATGGGTTTCACAGGTCGCACAAAAGACACTGAGGTTAAGATAGCCAGAGGTGCGACACGAAGCAAGACTATCTCATCCAGAGACTTTACGAAGTTAATCACATGGGATGCGGTAGTTAACAATAATCAAGATTCCATTATTTTGTTGGCTGCGTTTGCCGAGACGGGGTTGGATGACATATTGGAAAAAGTCTTCACCCGGCAATCGTTGGACTTTCTGTTGGAGAAAATAGTCCACTATAGTAAATGGACTATGGAAGACTTACAAGAAGCCCTCGATGCAAATAACGATGATTGGAGAGTGATCAGGGAACAAGAGCAGTTTTTATTAGAGGGCTAAACATCAAATTTGTTTAACAGGTTAGTATGGGATATATGCTACTCTTAACCCCATGCTAACTCTAAAATTCGTTGCTAACGGCTCCAAAGATTGGTAAACTAAGAAGATTAGCAAATTAAATTAATTCATATTATGATTACAACTCCCGTCATCAAAGCAAACCAATCTAACGCGGCTCCCACCGAAGTTCAGATGAAGTTAGCGATCGCGCAAGTCCTATCACTTCCATTTGCCTACAACTCCCCCGTAATTGTCCTAGATTTTGAGGTAGGTAACGGGAATGTGATCAAGGGTAGATTTAAGGATGCTTCCCGACTCCGTATATTTGAATTTGAGATTGATGACTCCATAAATTTTAAGCCATTTACCTGGAAAAGAATAGACAGCGCGGATATCGATCCAGTGGTGTGGGAAGAATTTTCTAAAGGGTACACCTATCGGTATGACGCAGTTAAAACCAAGAGGAAGGAAAAACCTAAGTGTGGCAATACCTCCTATAACTGCGGGAAGGCTTGTATTAGCTTAAATAAGAACTGCAAGTCAGACCCCCCTGATAAACCTTCCCAGGAAAAGCTGGACAAAGTTAAAGCTATGGCGGGAGGGTTTAAGGAGGCTCAGGATGATCCGGCTAAGAGACAGGAGAATAACAAGCTGACACCGAAACCAGCAGGAAAGTGGGATGATGCTGCTTCTCGGTTGGGGGCGGATCAAGTCTTGTCTTCAGGAATAGCAGAAGCAGACCCCAGTAAAATCCAGGTTGACCCCAAAAGATTTCAATACAAGATCATTGGCGAACAAACCAAGTCGGGAGAAGTCGGGAGTTTGTCGGGAGTTAAAACGTGGGATTCTAACCTGGGTGGCATCCTTCAAGTTTGGCAAGATCCCAAAGATGGCGGTGTTTATGTCGTGAACGGTCACAACCGACTTGCATTAGCTAAAAAACTAAATGCTGAATCTGTCACTGTAAAATTAATTGATGCTAAATCTCCAGAAGAAGCCCGTGCTATTGGTGCGTTAACAAATATCGCAGAAGGTCGAGGCAATGCTCAGGATGCAGCTAAATTCTTTAGAGATTCTGGTTTAACAAAACAAGACCTAGAGAAAAAAGGCGTACCCATGAGGGAGAAAATAGCTGAGGACGGGCTGGCTTTAGCTAGTCTAAGTGACTCTCTATTTAATAGAGTGGTACAGGGTCAAATCCCCGAACAAAGGGCTGTTGTAATTGGTTCTAAAATTAAAGATCACCGCCAACAACAAGACTTACTAGAGTTAGTGGAAAAAGAAGAGAAAAAAGGCAAAAAGATCACTAATGACACCATAGAGGAATTGTCTGATATGGTAACAAATGCCCCAACAGTAACCGAATCTCAGGGTGGCTTATTTGATTTGTTGGGATTTTCCCCTGAATCTCGCTCTTTGGCTATTGAAAAAGCCCAGATTCAATCTGCTATAAAAAGACAGTTGCAAAGGGAAAAGCGTTTATTCTCAACTGTTGGGAAGTCAAAAGCTGCCTCAGATTTAGCCAAAGCAGGAAATAAAATCAACGTAGAGGAGTCAAGTGAAATTGCTGATATTGCAGAAAAAGCACTAGGGGCATTTGATCAAGAAAAAATGCTAACAGGAAAAGTTTCGACACTTTTGAATCAAGCAGCAGAAAAATTAGCCAATAATCAAAAAGGTTCTGCTAAAATAATAAAAGAAGTATATGAACAGGTACTAGATGAGTTACAAAAAACTTACCGATTTGGAAAAAAACCGAGTTCTTGATGAGGTTGTAGCGTATAATCGTCTACTTGAAGACAAGAATCGGTTAGCTACCCAAAAGACAGAAAACAGTCAAAAGTCAAAACAATATTAAAAGAGGGTTTTGAGGGTGCAGAGGGTAACTGAAACGGTAAGATGGAGGAGGTGTTAAAGCCTTCCTTTTTTATATTAAAATTAGGATATATTTTACTTTTAACCCTATGCTATCCCTAAAATTCGTTGCTAACCAAGTCCAAAATTACCTCAATAAATTAATCAGAAAGTTTCAGAACCTCACACCTGAACTGCATAAAGTTGGGCAGTTCATGGTGGCATCAACCGATGAGAACTTCCAGAAGGAACAGAGTCCTTATGGGGAGAAATGGGAACACCTAGCCCCATCAACCCTTAAATACAAGGCTAGTCGGGGTTTTATTATGCAAATACTACAACGCCAAGGATTGTTGCGATCTTCTATTCGATATCGGATTGAAAAAGGAAGGGTTGAGGTAGGGACTCCATTGCCCTATGGCTCCTATTTACAAAAAGGCACTAAGAAAATGCCTAAACGTCAATTTTTAGGAGTAAGCCAACGGAATCGTCAGGAGATTATTGCTATTCTAAAGGGATCTCTTCGTTAATCTCGACAAGATTATCAACAAGACCTGGGTTAATTTCTTGGGGGATTCCTTCCTCGATGATTTTCAAAGTTTCCTTCGTCCAGGTGAGGATCAGTCTTTCCGTTTCCGATTGATCCTCAGAAATTAACGAAGCGATAATCAACAGTTCTATAAAATCCGTCCGCCGCTCCCCCATTAAAATCCGTCGAATTGTCTGCCAATCCCACCCACTTTTCTCGCTAAATTCCATCATTCCAAGATTTGCATTTATAAGATCTCGTCGAATTGACCGACCGAGAGCGCGATAGGGAGCCAATGCACCAGATCCTAACGTTTTCTTAGAAGGATACTCTCTTTTTGTAATAGTCATTATTTATATCTAAATCATTGATTTAATTTTAGTCTATTTTCTTGTATAGAAATTATTTTTTTGCACCCTCTTTAAATGACTGATAGGGTGCGTTATTCTTTAAAAAGAATTATTTGTTTTTTGTATTGAGAAATGGTTGAAATCAGGCTCGATGCTCCAACTAAATTTAGGGTAATAAGAACTGAGGATGGTCGTCTCCATTGTGAGGGGTCTTTTTGTTGTGACGGGGTGTTGGAGTATCGTCAGCCTGATGGCTCCATAGTCCACGAACTCAGGAGACCGGAAACCAATGCAGAACTGGCCACAGTAGAGAGTTTCAAACTCCTCCCCCTGGTGATAGAACATCCCTATGTTGGACTTCTTAATAGCGAAAGCTACAAGGATTACACGGTAGGGATGACTGATTCTTCTGCTTATTATGACAAGACTGAAGGGGTGATCAAAGGCTTGGTGTCGTTTTTTGATGCTAAGGCGATCGCCCTAATTGATGCAAGGGAAAAGGAACAACTATCTGCTGGATATACCTGCGACATCAAGCAAGGGGAAGGGGTGTGGAATGGGCAACACTATGACAGGGAACAGATTAATGTCCGTGCCAACCATTTGGCTTTGACGAGCCGAGGAAGGGCAGGGGGAGATGTTCGCCTCCGATTAGATAGTGCTGCGGGGATTGGGCAAGCTGTCGCAGGGCAAGTCATCGAAAACCCTAGTAACCCTAACAAAACCAATGATAATGGAGATAATGAACAGCGTATGGCAATAGTTAGATGCGATGGAGTTGAGTATTCAGGAATCCCTGAATCTTTCGCTTCCATTAGCGGTACTCGATTCCGTGAATTGAAAGAATTAAAGGAACGCCACGATTCGCTTGTTACACGGTTTGATACTACGAGTCGGGAGAACCGGAAGCTAGAAGCCGCACGGGAAAATTACCAGTTCCGGTTAGATAACCTAGAGATCATCGTAGACAATGCCGATAATGTCCTTGGTGAATTAGGTTATTACCGGAATGACATGGGGCAGTACGTCCGCGTTGATGGAGGCAAAAAGAAAATGATGCCTCCCGTTCCCGAAGATGAAGAAATGATGGAAGAGGAGGACAATGAAGAAGAAGAAATGATGGAAGAATGGGATGTTGCAGAGGAAGAAGAAACTACGACTTCCAAAAAGAAAAAAAAGTCCAAGCCTCGTGTTGATAGCAACGACGAAGATGAGAGTGCTTGTCGGGGTGATTCGGTCGGGGATCTTTTGGCGATATGGAAGGAAGCCGACAGTTTGTTGCCAGGGTTCTCTGACGCTCGGTTTGATAGTAGCTTCTCTACTAGCGACATCAAACGCACTTTGTTAGCTGAAATCGAACCCAATATGGACTTGACGTTCCGATCCGATTCTTATGTAGACGGGGTTTTTGCCTACGTTCAGGAGAATTACGATTCTTCCCCCACCGATCCAGGTGATAAAGAAGAAGGGGATGACGAGGAGGAAGAAGATAGAGACGATGGAGACGATGGAGACTCAGAGGAGTTCTCCCATCGCCTTGATTCGATGCTCAAAAGACCTGCTCAATCTACCTACGGAGATGAACTCACCGAAGGGGAAAGACGACGGGTGCACGCCTATAAGCAGCCTTTAACGATAGGAAAAACACGCATGGGGGTTACTAGATAATGCGGTACAACTACAATCTTCAATTTGATCGGGCGACTCCTGGCATGGGCGAGGGATCTATTAATTTTCCGAGAGTCAAAGCCCTTGTTTCTATAAAGAATGCTGTTAAAGAGGTCTGGACTCTGGCGATTCCTGCCTCCCCTGCTTCTAGCACTGTATATACCGTCAGGTTAAACAACGGACTAGGCACGGCACGTTTTACAACCGATGCTAGTGCCACTCAAGCGGAACTGCAAGCTGGTTTATTGAATGCAATCCGAGTAAACCCTGCTTTTGGGCGACGGGGGATTGCAAGTGTTAGTGGGAATAACGTGCTATTCACGGCACTGGAATATGGTATCGAGAACATCCTGGTAGTTACTGGTGCTAGTTTAACGGCAACTGTAACCACGGCGATGATTATTCCTCTCCCCGTACCATTCGGTCGGTTTGTTGCCAGAGCAAACACCGAAACCGACCCCAAAGTTGCAGGACTTCCTACTGCTACCACTGACGTAATCTTAGGGATTACTCGAATCGTCAAAGACATCGAAATGCAACCTTTGATTTATCAAGGTGCAAACTATAGTGGGACAACTTACCCCTATCAGGATGTGATGGACGTGGTTGACCGGACAGGGGAATCGTCAGGGATCTGGGTTGAATGTGTTGAGACGGATATCACAATCAATGATGCCGTCTACGTCTCTGTTGCTGCGGGACACGAGGGGAAAGCAACAAAAGTGACAAGTGGTACAATTAATATCTCCGCGAAGGCTGAGTTCAAATGTTCCCCTGTGGTCACTAGCACTGGCGCGGTGTGCGTTTTAATCGGCTTCAATGTTCCTTAATATAGAAAGAACTTAAACTATGATGAACTTTTCCGGGACTACAAGGTTGGATGCTGATGAAATCGGGACGTTCTTTGGCACCCTGATGGACTTAGAAGCTCAAGTAGATAAGGAGTTCGATCTTGCGGACTATCCTTTCGCTGCTGGAGTCATTTGCCCTCTCAACATCCAAAACAAGCCCTGGGCAAAAACCTGGGGATATCGGTGGCTCCGTCACGTCGGGCAGTTCAAATTAATCCGAAACTACACCACAGACCTTCCCGAAGTGGAACTGGTCTATGGCGAGATGAAGATGCCGATCCATAAATGGGGACAAGGTTATAGCGTTTCCGAGGATGATATCGCGGCTGTCAGTCGAATGGGCGAGAGCATTGAGGAGGACAAAATCTGGACAATTCAAGAAGCCGCACAACAAAAAATCAATCAGTTGGTGGCAAACGGAGATTTAGAAACAGGGATGCCAGGTTTTTTGAATCACCCCCAAGCCCTGCGGTCTTATGCTCCCTTCCCTTTAAACGGGTCTGCAACATCTCAACAAAAGCTGAGTGTGTTGAATGATTGTGTGAATGCCCCGACTCGGTTGACCAATAACCGAGAGAAGCCTGACACTTTGCTGATGGATTCGGAAACTTACGAACACCTCTCCTCGGATATCATTCAAATTGGTACATCTGCCTTAGATCGCACGGTGTTAGAACACTTCTTAAAAGTCAACTCCAACATCAAAGAAGTCGGTGTGGTGTCCGAGATGGCTCCCGAATATTTAGAGTCGATTGGTTTGGCTCCTACCCGCTTTATTCAGGCTTTCCGTCGAGATCCCAAAAAAGTCTCTGCTAAGATTTATCAACCATTAAAGTGGACTGATACTCGTCCCATTGGTGTTGATTCTTTCTGGCGTGGTGCCAAGTTTAAGTTTGGGGGAATTGACCTCAAACGCCCATTCTCCATGCACATTGTAGTATTACCCGAATAAAAATGTCTAAAACTATCATCTTTGACCCAAAGCTAAATCCTCACAATCCACGCATTCCCTATGGAATATCAGTGGAGGCTATCACTTCGCCGATCCGTTTCTCCCGTCCTATTAATCGTGGGGGAACCAAGAAAACTTCCTTGGATGCGGTGGAAACACGGGGGAGTTGGATTCTGCCTGGGACTAATTTGGAGCTTCCCGACGAGGACTATGACTATATTGTTCGGCATCCCCTCGGATTGCAACTTGTTAATTGCGGAGCATTCAGAGTAATCTCTCCCACCCTAGAGGAAGGGAAGTTTCCTACTGAAACAACCCTTGATTATATTGAAAAAGATGCTCTGGATCTAATTCGCAATTCTAGTGATATTGATTGGCTAGAACGATCCGAGAAAAGAGAAGATCGTCCCGCTATTTCTAAGGCAATAGCGGAGCAAGTCAAGAATATCAAATCGGTTAATACTATGAACATCCGTGGGTAATAAATGGTTCTCCCTTCCGATTTTTTAGCGGTTTATCCTCAGTTCGCTGTAGTCGAATCTTCTGTGATTCAATACAGTTTAAACTTTGCCGAGAATAATTACTGTGCTGGTTGGGCAGATCCCAAGAGAACGGATGGAATTATGTTGATTGCTGCCCATCGAATCAGCATTGATTGGTTTCAACAGGCGGATATTGCCTCTAGTGTCACGGGAATCGCATCAGGGCAAGGAAGTTCTACCCCTTCTGGCTCCGAGAACGATTGGTCTTTGACAACTTACGGGAGGCAATACATCCACCTCCGCAATACTATCTTCACTCCCCCTATTTTAGTTTTATGAAAGTACAGTTCCCTGATTTCACCGTTGATAATGGTCGAGTTACTTCTGCTGGAATAGCAGCTCCCGCCTCGCCAGAACTGCAAGCAATGGCAGCAATTTATGTTGAGTTACAGGAAATCAATAAGAAGTTAGACAAGCCAGACCACCCACAGGCTGCTTATACTCCCAAAGAGAAGAAATGAGCCAATCCTTTGTTGAGCAAATGATAGCCCTAAGAGACCGGATCTCCCCTCTCGCGGGGGGATTTGGCAATCCCAATATTCGAAGCCTTGTCGTTCGCACAAGATTGGGCAATGATTACGAGTATCTGGAGATTACCCCATCTCCGGTTATTCAAGATCAATTCCCAAGTAAGGAAGGGATTGAAAATCTAAGCTCAGTGGAGGGAATAACTAAATCCTATTCCGTCAAAGGGATTTCACGGCGTTATTTAGAAGAACAATTGAAGGGTGAGGGGGTTGACTATATTGTCGGAGCAGACACCACATTTTACCCTCCCGATGGAGTTGTTTGTAACTTAGTCTCACTAACTAAAAATATCGTAACGTGGGACATGGAGTTAGTTGAGAAGATTAGCTCACAAGGTTTTTACTTGTGATTGACTCACAAGGTTTTTACTTGTGATTAACTCACAAGGTTTCTATTTATAAAAGGTAAAATCATGTTAAAAACAAAACCAAGTTCTTTGTTCCGTGTTGACGAAGATGAAGTATTAGTTGGGGATGGTGGCGGAGGTACTGCACCAACCGAAGCTCAAATGAGGTTACTTATTGCCCAAACCTTGTCAATGGATTTTGTTTATAACGCCCCAGTTGTTGTGCTTAAATTTGATGTTGCCGAGAATGGCAATATTACCGGAGTATTTAAAGATGCGGCACGTCCACGGGTGTTTTCCTTTACCCTAGATGGGGAGTCCGTAGCCTATAAGC